CAGCGATGCTTGTACTTGTTCTTTTTTCATTCTCTCTCGTTTTAATTTGTACAAATGTAAACTTTTTATTTCACTTCTGCAATGAATTTATCAAACCAATCAATAAATCCATCCACATCCCTGGCAATAATGTAGGTACCTCCTGCCTGTTCAATGCTTGCCTGGTATTGTTTCTGTGCATCTGACTGCCTATCCTTGCCATATTTGACCTCAATCTTTACGGATCTACCTGCAATTGTAGCTGAGATATCAGCACTACCCTTGGTACCTGTGGTAGGTATGTACTTACCTTTGCCAATGGTGCGCTCTCTGCCATCAAAGTCAGTGTATTTCTTTGGCCCAACAAATCGCCCCATAGTGTTGATTCGCTCTGCTTGGTACCCATTCAGCTGAATGAATCTGATAATTGTCTTTGTAAGCTCATTTGCTGAGGTCTCTTTGAACGCTGAATGGGCCAAGCAATGCAATGGCACGCTTGGATATTTACGCTGTAGTTCCTTTGTTTCTAGTTCCTTTAGTCTTTGCCTTGTTTCTTTCTTCATCTTGTATTTGTTTTAGCATATTGTACACTGTCTTACGACTTACACCCAACACTTCGCTGGCTGTTGTCTTGTTTAGGTCAGGATTCGCCTTGTACATTCCTTTGAGCATAGCATACTTATCCGTGCCTGCTGCCCTTCCTGCCTGCAATAATTCATTCTTTTCCTTGACATCCTGTTTAACTAACTTGCTCATGTTGATGAAATACTCAGATAGCTTCTCAGCTTTTAGTACAGATTGCTTTGTAATGACCTGTGCTGGTATTGTATTATCCTTATCCAATGCGCTCCATAGGCTGTTAATTAGCAATGCAAATCTTGGAATGTAGCTTTTTTGCTTTGGCAGCATTGATTTCATATACTCATTCTCATCATCTGAATTCTGCATATCTGTAATGCTGTCATGAATTCGTACCCATTCCTTATTAGCTTCGGTACCAAACACCACATTTAGAGGCTGTATTTCGCCCTTGTCATTGAACTTTAAAAACAAGGATTGAATATCATACTTAAATTGCTGCACAAAACCTGTGTACCATTCAATCAATGCTTGATCTATGTTGTTGGCATTGTAATGATTGACCTGTAGTTCAGGATAGCTGATAAGGATCCTATCTACAAATCCGTTCTCCTTGTTTTCCCCTGTGGTAAATTCATCAAATACCGATGGCTGTATACCACCCAATACCGGTATCATTGGCTTATCCACAAATGCACTCTTGGATGTCTTCCTGTTTAATGAGATAGATGTACCTGACCAGGAGGAAAGCCAAAACTCTAGATCAGAACCTTGCCTGTACTTGTTCATATCCTTAAACCATCCGGCTAATTCATCCTTAAATATGCCAACGCTGTTTGGATTCTGCTCATGTAAATCAACCAATGCCTCCAGCGTAATATCACCCACAAGGAATTGTTTATTGATTGGCTTATCCACATGCTCAGCCATTGCCTTGTCCTTCTTATCCATTGCCTCGTAATCCCTCCACTTAGAGTATTGCCTAGCATATTCTTTCTGCTCTCGTATGTTTAGATCACGCAATGGGAATATCATTTGATTAATAGATGGTGTTTTACCAATGCCTGGCTTACCAACTACAGCAATCCATAAGGATGCTACCTCATGCCATCCGGGCTTTACCTGTATTCTCATGCTGTTGCCTATGATTACCGACAGCAACCACATAAATGAACTGCCCATATAATCAATTGACAGGCCTAATGTGTTTGAACTCTCAATAATATAGCTTTGAATCTGATCCGGGAATATATCAATTGGAAATTGTGCCCTGGTGATTTTAGGCTCTTGTATCAATTGAGGCTTGGATATCTCAATCTTTGGCATTGATCGTGTTCCAAAACCTTGCTCATACAGATCACGTGCTGCCTCAGTCATGTTACCACCATGGTATTTGTGCGCATAGATGGCAAAAGGTGACAGCAATTGTTCCGCTGGATACCTTGTGCCGGTGCTAAACAGGTACATACAGCCACTATCTTTGTACACATATCCGCTATGTGGTGAGCTGGCACCATGCCTGCGAATAATATAGGCATTGTTTGTGCGCCTGGTGATGTCAAATTCATCATTAATCAAATCCATTGCTGTGAATTGACTATTGTAATCTGCCCATGGACTAATACCATCGGTTTGAAATGAGCCACTTTTTGGCTCCTCTGTGGGCATATCTCCTGTGTAGTGGTACGTTCGGCTTATCTCCCATATTATCGTGCGCTCTTCAGGAGTTATGAATTGCATATCATGGTATTTACGACTGCTTAGGTAATTATCGTACAATACAACCATGCCACCAATGCCTCTTGTCTCAATTATTGCCTCACTCTGACCCTTCAATGTGGCAATCTTTGTATTCCCTTCCACCTCATAACAGCGGTACAGGATATGAAAGCCTGCATTTTTTGTCTTGACAATAGTCACCTTAGACTCCAGGTCCTCAATATTGTCCTTTAAAAATTGCAGGTATTCTGCCCACCATTCTTTCTGCTCCTTTAATCCAACAATGACCTTGAGATCCACATCAATACATTCCACATCATTGTAGCCACATACCAAACCAAACAATGGTGCATCCAATTGCTCCACCTCATCCGGTGTACGGTGTTCTTTTTGGTATTTTTTCCAGCCACCTTTGGGCTTCTTGTTTTCTTCCACAGGAATAATGGAAAATCCCTCACTTGCTAACTTCCTCAAATACGTTTTTTTCATCTCGTTTTTATTAACATTTGGTTGCTTTATTCACACTACACTCAAAATAGTGTGTAAAATTACACACTTTTTACACACCGTTACACACTCATTTTACACACTAACATATCAGTGTTTACTAGGGTTACAGAGCAAAAGTGTGTAATTACACAGTGTGTAACGCCAAAAAATAAATTTTTCAAAAATAATCAGATTTTTTTTTTCTGAATTAGGAGGTGTGTAGTGTGTAATTACACACCATTTACACACTCTAATAAGCCCATAAATTGATTTAAATCCATCTCCTCAATGCTATCATATTGCTCCCGGTCAATTGGCAGATTGAGATACATTATTGCGGTGCCTTGGACATAGTCAATCTTGCGCAATGCAAATATGCTCTCCTCCTCCAAGATGCTTACTAAATCAGCTTTGATGTGTTTGATGTATTCAAAATATACTGCATCTTTCATGTGTTCAAACATCTTAGCCATCTTGATTCCATGCATAACCGTTGCATGATCTTTACCAAACAGCCTACCAATCTGCTCTAGTATCATGTATTTCCTCAATTCTTTGTAAATATAGTACCGCTGGTAAACCAACTCTCTGGTGCGCTTCGGTGTTTTCAATCCGTACCTGTCAATCAGCTTGACAATGTCATTCATCTTGTGTATCATATCTCCTCAATTTTATGGTATTTTTCTTTTGCTTCTAAATATGCAGCGCGTGCTTCTTGCTCTGTGCTGTAAAGACCTAAATAAATGCGTTTTGTATTAAGGTAAATTTGCGCGTGATATTTTTTATTTGTTTTATGAAAATAATAACCTTTAGCAGTATTCCTATTCCATTGATTTTGTTGCCTTGTCACAGGTCTTAAATTGCATAATCTATTATCAATGCGTACACCATTAATATGATCTATTTCTTCGGGACAATAACCATATACAAAATAAAAAGCGAATTGATGCGCTCTTATTTGAAAAGTTTTTTTGTTTATTTTAACCCCAAAAATAACATATCCATTAGATGTTTTTGCTTGTAATTTATTACCAAATTTATTTTTAATCAATCCTGTTTCCGAATCATATGTATATCCTTTTTCTATGGCTAATTTGCATCTTTCCTCTCTTGTCATATCTCCTCAATTTTTAAAATTAACCCCGGCCACATTGGAAATTTATCCCTGACATGGCTGCTGTCGTATCCAAACATGACCATGTATCCAAGCTGCCATTCCTTTGGGCCCTTAAATTTGTAAGTCACTCTCCACTGTTTCATTACTCTGCTTTAAAGGTTTTAATATAATACTCATATGATAAAACAATTTTATTCTCAATACCACTATTATATCCACTACTATGTGCCCTCATTATCTGCTCCTTCTCCATTGCTTTGGCTTGATTCATTGCATCAATAGTTAAAGGGAAATTACTTTCATATTGCTCAATCAACCACTCTACTGCTGTCTTTTTCATTCCTCTCCGCTTAAAAATTTTTCAATATCCATATCCCTATCCATATAGGTAAGCAAATTTACCGCTCTTAATTCATCTAATGCCAACAGCTTGGCAACTTCAATATCTTTAAAAGTTAATTTAAGCCATACCACATCTGTACCTGTTTCACCTTGCGCCTCTTGCGCCTGACCAATAAGCCAATCAATAGCTGTTTGTTTTCCCTTAAATAATGAAAGGCTCTTTTTAAAATTCATTTTCGTTTGCTTAAATAGTGAATACCAAAAGCCACAGCTGGCAAAATCAGAAACGCCCACCAGCCAATCCATAACAATACCGCCCACCAAATCAAGATGCAGGCAATTGTTAATGCTATCCAAATCGTTGCTAAATATTTCATTCCTCCTCATTTAAAAGTACATCAATCACCTCCATGCAATGAGCCAAACGCTCCTTTAATAAATCAATGATGAAGTATTCCGGATGCAACCGATCCTTGTATGCATGCTCCATCTCCTTCAACCATGCATTAATATCACGCATGTGTTCTGCCTTATCTGCCATATTGCTCCAATTTAATTCTACAAATTCTCATGTAATGATCCAAATTAAAGGATCCACCTCTGTCAAAACTTACACTTTGATCACGCCACCACTTGACTCTCATCACCAAAGGTATTGCAGTGTGCTGCATCTCAGCACTCTTCTGCTTCCTCTTCTTGCTTTTCCCAATAGAAACCATCGCCATCACATATTTTACATTCAACATCTTTAACACATCCACCACAACATGCGGATGCTGGTAGGCTGCAACTGCCAATTATTTCAATCCATCCTGTGCCATTGCACTCCTCACAGGTAACCTCTATTTCGTACATAATTCCTCAATGTTTTTCATGATTAACCCATAGCTGCGCAGCGTCACCTTGTAATTTGACTTGGCCCCATCAATCTCTTGTTCAATTCTGTACCGCTCCTCAACGGTCATGGCTTTCTCGTAATAACTTTCAAGGCTTTTAATCTCCTCATAGTTCTTCATCACTAACTCCCACATGTCATTAGATGCGGCCTGTAGCTTCTTAATCAAATCAACTGTGTTCATAGGTAGGTCTCAATTAAACCGATCAACACTGAAATGACAAAACCCATCCCAAGGGCTTTCAATAATAGTTTTGTGAACTCATCCATATCACTCTTTTTTAAATTAGACATGTGCAATGATAGTATTTTTTTTCATTACTGCAAAACTTTATTATTTTTTTTCAACATTTTTACACATGAACGCATAAAAAAACCAGCCCAAAGGCTGGCTTTTTCGAGTGAATGAAAATACTAATTGAGGAAAATTAGCGTCTTCTGACAATTCTGCCCAATAATTTGAACACCTTGCCTAATATACCGGACGCATCATTGACTGAGATGTTCAGACCGCTCTCTGATTTCTCCAATAACACATCCAATTTTTCTGAATCTAATTCAATGGTGACCTTGCCATCCTTACGTGTGACATTTACATCTACCTTCTTGCCATCAATGTGCAAGTTCAAATCTTTCTTTGGCTTTCTCATGCTGGAAATTCATTTAGTAAACAATAGGATACCACTTTCTGATTTGATTTGAACCATGCCATTAGGTCCCTGTATTTGTTTATGCTATTCACAACCTGACATCCTGCGCTCCATCCGTTGATATCGTCACCTGTCACCGTTGCATTTATGTTGTGTGTGTTCGGATGGAAGTTGATGCCGTACCATCCTGGTCTTTCGGGACCAATCTCCTCAGACTTGTTGTCCTTGTCTCCATCTCTGAACACAATCACCTTGCCACCACGCTGTAATAATCCAGCCACCTTATTCCTATGTAGCCCATAGTGCCAAATATTATAGTACCATTGATCAGCTTTTAGAATCGCTGCACCATCCTTGTTGAATGAAGAGTAATTTCTTAATATGGTCACACCCGGATTAGTAGTGCCTGACATCACCATCACAAACTTATCCTTATCAAACACATAGAACTTGTCATCAAACTTATTCGGCACATCCTCATTTGAACGCACACCAAGTATCCATCTTCCCTCAGGATATCCCTGAAATGATGGCAATATGGCTACCTTATCCAGCAGCTCCTTATCAGTGTATGCTTGTACCATTGGTATCCGCTTTAATTACCTTGTAAATATAACGTAATTTTGGTTTAATATGCTCAAGGCTATCCACTTTCTCATTGATGCTATCAACAGCATGCTGATTAAATTCCTTTAAATCTTCCAAATATTGCTCTGCCTGGACAGTGATTTCATCCTTTGGTGCCTTCACATGCTCATGCTTAGGTACCGGTGCAAATATTAACGCAACTGCACCAACAATTGTGGTGATCAATAAGGCTTTATTCTCCATCATTTTAAGCGATCTTTAAGTTGTTCCTGGAATACTATCTCCTGCAATAGTTGTTTGTCTCTCACACGCTCTTGGTCACACTCATTAACCTGCTTTTTAAGGCTTGTGATTTCACTATCTTTAGATGTGATCAATACCCTACCCAAATAAATCAAGCCAACTAATAATACGAAAAACATGTAAGTGAATGGTGACCTCATAAAGGTCCTAAAGTTTAGCTTAAAAATAGGTTCTTGCGCCATGTACGTGTTTATACGTATATATGCTAACCTGTTTTAAATTAAATTCTGTATGGTTGCATCCACCTGATTAATAGTCCATATCGCAGATGCGCCACTATTAACGGTTATTCCAAGGAATGAATTGGCTGTCGTGCTGTTAAATGTACCGGATAGCTGTGCATTGTTGTTGCATGGTACGTTAGCCAACCCTGTTGATGCTAAATTGTGAGTTAAATTGTAATGTGCTGATATGATCGCTGTGCCGTTTCCTGTTGCTCTGAATACCGCACGTATCATAACCATACCTGTATCTGCTGCTGCTGTTTGTGCAGAGCCTGTGAATGTCACAAGTGTACTATCTGCCGTGCTTGCTGCGGTACCAAATCTAATTGTAAACACAGGTGCAGCTGTACCCGCTGCTGTCTTTTGTATGGATATATACCACGTTACTATAGTTCCAGCCTGTACTAAATTAGCAGATAGGTTGCTATTGGTTAAATATGTTGTAGTGTTAGCAACCAATACCTGTGGCAGTATGGATGCATTGTATAACAGCCTTGTTTTGTTATTAAATGTAGTCCAATCAGTAGATGCAAGAAATCCATTGGTGCTTCCATTGGCTTGTGGTATTCCTATTGCTGGTGTATTTCCTCCTGTGCTAGTAATCGGTGCAGTACCTGTCACAGATGTAACTGTACCCACAGCAATATCACCTGCACCCAATACAGATGTATTGTTGATAGTCTTTAAATTGCTACCTGATCTCAGCGTATCCTGTTTATTGTTCAGCTGATTTGTAATGTCATCAAAAATATTGTACATCAGAATATCTTGGTTAGGATCATTGACTCTGAATAAATGCTGTTTGTGGCATTATTGCTGCCCCATTGTGCCGTAATATCCAAGGTATTTCCAATAGTTGTATCAAATGTGGTAGTGTTTACTATGCTAAAATCAGTACCCTCAAATTGATTGGCATTTTTACTAAATGTAAATACCCCAAATGAGGCCAATGATGCAACACCTGCGGCACCTAATGTGCGCACAGTGAAACGCATTTCAAGATTCCAATGCCTATTGGTTATTGCCGGCATAGAGATGGCTCCTGTATCTGCCAATATCACAGCCCCTGATTTGATTCTAATGTGCAATGTCTCATTATTAGCTGCGCTGATATGCCCTCCCATTGTCACCTGAAAGCTATCACCTACTGCAAACCCATTAGATGGTACAGTCAATGTACCCTCACCACCATCAAGTAATGTGGTCTCTGTTGATGTAGCGGTAATTGTTGCGCTGTTTGCTGTCTGAGCAAAGAGTCCTTTGGCTATATTGCCTGTGATATTTATTGTAGTTACTGCCATTACAAATTGATATTAATAGTATTGTTCTCTGTTGTAGCCTGGCTAAAGGTATCAACTAGCACTCCATTGAGATATACATTGTACGTTGTGTATTCATCACCGCATCCTGTAGGCGCAGCTGGTCCATTTTCAAAGTCATACCCATCATATGGAATATCACACCAATTCAATTCGTTGTATACCTCAAAGTTCACGCTCATAGTCCAGCCTGCCACCATGTCCTGACCTCTATTGATAAACGGCTCAATGCTGATATCGTCCAATATATCCACAAATTCAGTCCATCTGTACTGCCTAAACGTGGTGTTGATGTCATTTACTATGCTGAGACAATCTGAATGTACCTCATTTATCTGCCTATATTCTGAATGGTTGTACTTATCGCATATGCTAATTACAGCATTCATCTGTACACTTACATCATTGACATTACCAGGTGCCAAGGTGACAACCATCAAGGGATATTGTGCCGCATCTCTGCTGATTGCATCAAGGAAATCACCCTGAAAGAATTCATTTATTTGCCGGTGTGCGTTTGCTATCTCGTTTAGCTCTCGCATCACTTGGTTTAGTGTCCTTAGCATTTAGGTATTGCTTTAATTTATCAATCTGTTTCTGTGATATTCTAAACTTCATAGTATCCACCCGAATGGTTTATAACCTGTTTGATCTTTACGTACATGCTCATGTTCACATGGACTCTGAACATACTCAGGATACATGATTCCTTGGTCATCTTTTAAGTACCCAATCAACCGCTCCTTGTAAAAATATGCATCCTTGCGCAGCTGATCACGCATAACTCGGCTTTGGCTGTCATCATTGGCTTGCATGGTATCGTCACTTTGCCTGCCTACTGACTTGTTGGTAATCTTTTCATTCAACAATGTAGCACTGCGGTAGTCAACAAACGCCACCAAGCAAGGAATCACATAGTCATTCATTAAGGTCACATAGTTCGGATCAGTCCAATCATTGTTTTGTACTCTTAAAAGCAATGCCTTGTACAATGGTGTTCCCAATGCTGGCTGAATGTGCATGTCCTGTGACCTTTTAATCACAACAGTTAGCAGCTTTGTATCTGTATTGGGATGTATTAACCCCAGCTTGCGGATGTTTTCCGCTGATATTAGGTAGTTCATTGCTTACGTTTTACTAAGTTCTGCATCCAAATGTGACGGCACCATGGTGTACTTTTACCTGTATCCGGATTAGTATACCATCCACCCCTGTATCTCCACACATCTCTGCCCTCTTTACTTCCTATGAATTCAATTTCTTCACGTGTATAAAGTCTTTCGGCACCCATTAAAGCAATGCAAAAATCTCTGCTTTTTGTTTTAACATCAGGCACGCCTTTACGTTTCTCATAGCTGTAACGTATCTCATATGGTGATTGCTCTGCTGTTGGTATTCTGTTTACTATCTCTCCACCTGTTGATGTAACTGATCCACCTGTGCGCACACCATTGGCATCTAAAGATGGCTTTTCATACAGGCCCAATATTACCAACTTATCAATGATCTGAACAATCACCTGCAATGGCTCACCCAATGCCTTGGCAATTGACCCTGCCTCTTCATCCTCTTCCTGCAATAATGTTAAAACAGCTTTTTCTTGATCAGTTAGCTGAACCATTATCTGCCCAATCTCATCAAACATCTGTGCTTCCCTGCTGAATACCTCCTCACTTGGTGTATCCCATTCAATTTCTACGCTTTTGATTATCTCAAAATTGTCTTTATGTTCACCATGTTGCAAAAAAAGTTCAATGCTTTCCTTGCTAAACATCTGCTTATGGTTACAGAATGACATATCACCGGATTGCAATCCCACAATCTCACGTGCTTGTGCCTCTGCAATCGTTGGGAACGATGCCAATAGTACCTGCAATGCAGCCTCAGGTGTAAGTACACCCTCTTTAATAGCTGCCACCACATCAATGATTGAAGCAATCTGTGCACCATTCAATGCTGTTTTAGCCACATCAATCTCACCTGCTGCCAATGCATCCTCAGGTGCTGCCGCTGTTGGTGCTGCTGCATCACTTACTTGTGGTGCCGTGCCTATAGGTGTGACATCAACTAGCTTTAAAATGGCTGTGCTACCGCTCAATGTACACATGTAATTCATCAACCATTCAATCTGTTTCTGCCGTGAGGATACATATGTCACCTTGAATATCTCAAATAAATCTGCACTCTCAGCTGCATTGAATGATCCCTGTTGAATGATACCAAACAATGTAGGTGCAGTGATGGAATGAGCCACAAGAATGTTCTGCTGCACAGCCTTCTCAGTCATTTCATACCGCTTATCCAAGTCATTACCGGACAGCTGCATCACACTTGGTGCATCGTCCTTGGTTTGACTGAATGTGATAATAATCTCACCAGCTGATTCAACGGATTGTACAGGCCCTTTAATCTGTTCCTTAATTTTACGCTCTTCCTCTGCTGTCTCAGGAAAACCTCCGGGCAGATTGATCAAGGTACCTGCCTTGAATCCGTTGCCGATTTCAAACATGTGAAATCTAGATATGTCGCAATCGGTCTGTATTGCTGTGATTCCACCCACATATGGAGGTTTTGGATAGATTCCTTTCTCTCCCTTGGCTTGTTTGCTTGGCTCCTTGTAATATATAAAGAATGAACCTACCGGATTGTTCTCATCTAATGCTGGATATGTTCGGAAATTTGTATCCTCCGGTGATTGTCTCCGTGCATTCCAATCATCTGATACAAACAATGTGCGCTCATCCTCTGAAAGCCTGCAGGCATCCACATCCAAATGCTCCCATGCCACTACTCTAGTACCCTCTCTGTTCCATGTACCCTTAACACACATGGCACCAAACAACTCAAAATCAAAGGTTATGCGCTGCACTACCTCATTCATATCAAAGTCACGGTATTCATTGTTAAGAAATGCCTGGGCATCACCTGAGATAGTTTCAATACCACCTCCTGCAATATAGTAGCTTTTGTTTTTTATAATTCCCTGGTGCCAAGCAGAACCATGCAAGAGATCAATGATAAAAAATGGATAGTCATTTTTCTTGCCCCACTTTACAAAACCTTGACCCTTGTCCAATTCCTCCACCGGTACGGTGAATGACTTACTGAATTGCACATTTAATACCTTATTGCTCATAGACGAAATTTGTCACGTTGTAATCAAAGTAATTGGATGGAGAGTCTACCTCATAAACATGGGCACGACCCTCTTCCACCATTCCATCAGACAGCGCAGGATCCAAATTGGTGCTGCTTGCCTGTTGGTAAATTTTATATGTATAGAAACCGCTGTATGGAAACGTTACATCCACACCATCAACCAGGACAAACTCATCATATCGTGGTATGCCTGTGCTGATGTTGGTCAGGATGCAGTACAATGATTCCTGTGTTTGCTCTTCAATGAATTCAAAGAGGTAGTATGGGGCTGGAATCGTTGTTAGTTCGCTCACTGTCACTATCAACGTGCTTTGCTGATTTCTTTCTATCCTTAACATCCTCTTTCTTCTTAATTATTGCAGGCTCAGATCTTTCAAAAATATCTAGAATTCCAAGCTGCCAATACAACTGCTCGTTGCCTTCCTCAATTATGTACCACTTGTTCAAAACTCCAGCACGGACCTTGGAACCTATGTACTCTTTTTTTATTTTCAACTGTTTCATGGCTCTAATTTACAAAAAAGGGAGGGACATTGCCCTCCCCTTTCTAGAATTTATGAGATATATTAGATAGCAGGTGACTGTTGTCCTAACAACGTGGTGATCAACGCATCTGCAACATCAGGCACTTCATCATTTTCCATACCATTAAGAACAATCACGTGTCCTTGTCGGTCTGATTTTAGTACACCTGAAGTATATTCGTTGGCATCCGCCACCTGTAGTCCTTCATTTAATCCCAATGCAACCCATGTGCCGTTAGCTTTCTCTACCAAACAACAAACCTCATTCTGTGCAAGCAAATGAATCTCAGAACGTAGTTCTTTTGTGTCACTTGCAAGGATCATTGATAAGGATTGCTCATACCAAAGTGTTCCGTTTTCTTTGTTCACTTTGATTGGTGCAGTGTAGCTGGATAAGTTGCTCTTTAATTTGTAAAGAAACACCTCACCGGTCACAGTCATTGATGTTATTTCGTTTGCGGTGATTGTTGGTGTGCCGCTAATGTTCCCAACAGGGAACAAAAGCACACTCAAAATACCGCCTTTTCCATTGGTACATGTTCTATCATTGTACCCCGTGGTCATGTTACATGGCATGGCTCTATCTTTTTAGTTTTAGTTTAACAATTAGTTAGGAGATCCTGTACCATTCCATACTCCGATTTCATCCAAGAAAGGAACCTGAACACCAGCACGGAATTTGGAACGAATATAAATCACATCGTCATCAAATGAATACCACAAATCATAAGACTCAAAGTCAGAAGATAAGTCAGTACCAAAGAAGAAATGTGAAGAACGTCCTGTATAGATGTTATCCAATCCATTCAATCCGTTAACTTTAACAACTCGCATGTTAGTACCTGGTACCAAACACTCGTTTAAGTTAGCAATTGTCTCAGGGCTGTAGTGGTAGAAATTCTGATCCACTAAGTTCTTCAATAAGTAGTTGAAGTTTTCACGGCCTGTGAAACAAATGAAATCAGCTTGCTCAGCAACTTGTGCAGGTGTGTTGATAAAACACTCATAGAATACATCAAATGCATTAGATGCATTGATTGATGTAGTAGGTGTAGTATTCAAATCAACACATCCATTAGCAACTGTAAGGAATTGACGGAACCCGTTCATCCATTGTAGGTTGCCTGTACCTGTTGCAACGTTACCTTTCCAAATAAGGTTGTCTAATTCACGTGCATGTAGCTTCAATAAGTAGTCAGTAAGCTGTGCCTCAAAAGGAAGTTCTTTGTCCTCAGCCATTGCACCTGGACGAAGAGCCAACTGTGTCCAAAGACCAGCAAGATCTTTCTGACAAAATCTCTTCATGTACCCAATTGCATTCACGCTCAATTGACGATCAGAGTAAATTGTATCACCCTCAGGGGTCATTGAACAGTTAGCCTCTTGGTAGACGATTGAGTCATCCAATAATTTAAGGTCCTCAGTTCCTTTGATTCCTTCCTGAATCGTAATGTACTGTAGTGTTTGTGCTTCAGTTACTGAACGCACGATTAAATCCTCACGTGTGTCATCAACGTATGGAGATAAGTCTGATACATCGTAGTCAAACTTAGATTTGATAAACTTTTTTAAGCTCATTTTTTCATGTTATTTAAAAGGAACAATTGGCGGTGGGTCATTCCTGCCGTACTTTTCTTAGCAAATTTCTCTGCTTCTTTGACCTCATTTGATGGCGCATTTTTGTAGGCTGCGAATTCAGCTTTTAATTCAGAAAGCTCTGCACTAAGTTCAGCATTTTGCTTTGCGATTGCTTCAACAATACCGGACATGCTTTTGAAAGCCTTGCCAAAAGTTGAAACCTCACCTTCCACAATTGCTTTGACTTGTGCCTCGGACATTTCCTCCTCAGCTGGCGTAACTTCATTACCTGTACGCTCGTCAATAATTTCTGCGATCTTGCCCTCGGCATCAACCACAATAGATATGCCTTCCATATCACCACCCAAGCGATGTGTACCCTCAGGTGCTGGTATCTCTTCGCTTTCAGTGACAACAAAAACGGCAACACCTGGGGCTAATTCTTCCCCATCGTAACGGATTGCAGTACCATCCTCTAAAACAGCCTCACCAAATTGGGTAGCAACTTTGCGCCCAGCAAGGATTGTTTTAAATTCAGCCAATGAATCCATCACTTTTTTAAAGTTCTCGTTCATATTTGTCTTATTTGTTTACTCTTTATGTATGGCTGTTTCAAAATTTCACAGCATCTATCTCAGTAAATTCCTTGATTAGTGCAATCTGCTCTGCATTGTTGTCGTAGTGACGCTCAATTCTGAGTCTCTTTAGTGTTTGCCACTTGTCTCTACCACCTGTGAAATACACATTTTCCTTGCGTATGCCGAGCTTTTGAGCCATCTCATATACTGACGCTCCATTGCTCTGCTGTCGTGCTGTCACAATGAATACCTCATCTCCTATGGTGATGTGACGCTTGGCCAACTGTTGCCCTTGTGATGTGGTCAATGTCTCATCAAAATCAAATGATACACGCATCTTTGCAAATGCCTGGCGTAATGCATCCAATTCCTCAGCTATCTGTGCCCACATGTTTTCCTCCATGCTGGCACCTTGTTCAGTCAACATGAATAATCCCTCAATGCTAAATCCCATCCATTCACCTGCCTTAGCCTTGGCAAAGATTTCATCACTTACCTTGTACCCAACAATCCAAGATCCATCATTGACATCCTTAAATCTTTCCGGTGCTGTCAATCCTTTGCTCTCATCCACTTGGTAGCTCAGAATCATGGCAACATCGTCCACAACATCCTTGCTATTGTGTTCAATGTTGACATTGTTGAAATAACCCTTGCGGCTATAGTCAAACACAATGTCCTTAATAGCTTGCTTTGTAAACACCACATAGTATTCCTCATTGCTTATTGAATCATATCGGTAGATTGGTGTATCTGCTGAGATGGCTACCCCAATGATCACGTTCTCCTCATCATTGAATTGGAACCTTTGTGTCTTATTGAATGTCTCAAAGTTGATTTCATGTGCTGGACTACTCACCAGGCTGTTGAATGTCACCTCTGTGTCCATATCATTGAGGTCTATCTTAATCTCGTATACCGGCAGATCTTTCTTCATAACAAATTATGTACTTTTGTTCCATGGTATTTGTATATCCATACATCCGGCACATAAATGATTGGGATATTCTGCGCTCAATTGATTGGGTGTTGACTGCTTTTCCCAATGCAGAGATCATAACCGTGGGAGATGCACTACCAAACAGGGAGAATATACCCCATAAAAAGAGATATCATGAACGTGGCTGTGATGTGACTGACAAAATACTAACCTTTGCCAGGGAGATTGGTGGAGATGCTGTCTATATGAATGATGACTTTTTTGTAGGTAGCAATTTTGATCCATATACCAACATCAAAAACGGCATGTTGCGTATTGATTCCAAACATTCACCTGTATATCAGCAGGCATGTCAACACACATTAGACTTCCTTAATCATTACAAATACACCACATTCAACTTTGAATGCCATCAGCCAATGATGTTCAATAGTGTCAAGCTGATTGAATTGTTTGATGAGATTACATGGCAACGGCACAACCATTTTCTCAAATCACTATACCTGAACGTAAACACATTCCTTGCAATAGATGGTGAGAATTTAAAGATTGGTAAGCCTGACATACTCAAAGCTAATGAACTGCTGTCTAAGTACGGTTGTTTCAGTATCTCAGATGAATTCAAACAGGGCAGCTGTATTGACTTCCTTAATAGGTGCTAAGTTTTTCCTGTGCTGCCACCTTGTTCTGTACACCGGTGATGTCACTCTCCAATACCACAACCTTAGCCATTGGAATCTTGCCACCACTTTGACCATTCATTAACTCCTCAATGTTGGTACCCTGTGTATTCTGAGATACGGTGAATGAACTAGCAGATGCTCCTGCCATACCTGCACCACCACCTTCAGCAAAACTAGGCATTGATGGTGCTGCTCCTGCCTTGTATTTCTGTGCTGCAATGGCTGCAATCTGCGCTGCACCAATTGCCGTGGCAGATGCTATCCCTGCAATACCCAATGGAGATGGTGGTGGACCAAATTCTGCAATAGCTTTGACAATTGCCATGGCTGTACCGGTAATTGCGCTCGCAATCTTGAAAGCCTTGTCACGTTCAAACTGCTGTTTTTTAATTTTCTCTTCACGTTCAAACATTGCCAGCTGGATCTTGTATGTATCCATAGCATATTTCTTCTCAATGGCTTTCTTTTGTTCAGCAGTCAGATTCTCATTAGCCAATTCAGCAGCTTTCTTATCTTCTAAATCCTTGATCCGTTGCTCATCCGCTGTACGTTGTCTTTCAAGAATACCATTTTGTGCCTCATTGATGCTGTTGTTAATTTCTCCAAGTGTATCCAAATATCCTTGGATCATGGTCAACGTATCTGTAATGCCCTGCAATTGTAACTCTCTCGCCTCTTTTGCCTTGGCATCAATGATCTCCTGCTGCTTAATAGCTGATTCTGTTTGTAATCTTATCAGCGCATCCTGGTATTGTTGCTCATTGATAAATCCATTCGTGTATCCTATGGTCAATTGTGCCTCAGTCTCTTGCTCCTTGCGTCTCAATTCCAATATCTCAGCATCGTACTTATCACGCACCATTGCTTGATACTTTTCATTTCTGTTGAATGCAATCTCTGCCTGCTTATCAGTGAACGCTTTGTCCATTGCCTCCAATTCTTGCCTGTAGGTTTCCTCAGTTATGGCCTGTGCTTTCAACATCTCAGTTAGCTTCTGAGCCTTTGCGCTTTGAGTCTTGGTAAATTCAAACAATTCCTTATCAAATTCATCACCCAATGTAGCCTGGTATTCCTCCTGTAGCTTCTCTCGTATATCCAAATACTTCTGATCAATGCCAGCTAAGTCTTTGTTCAATAGTGCCTCCTTGCTCATCAATACCTTGCGCTCCTCCTCACTCAGATTGTTGACAGCATTCATCCGGATGGCTGCAATATTCTGTTCATACTGCTCCTTGGTGATTTTACCCTTGGCAAATTTCTCCTCCTCTGCTTTCAATTCAGCAGCAATGGTTTTATCCAGAAAGCTAGTCTTATATTCCTCAAATGCCCGGATTGCTTGCTCCCTTTCCTTCTCTTGCCCATCCTCTTTCAATGACAGCAAATTGTCCTGGTATTCCTTTTCCAATGCCAGCAACTCAGCCCGCTCTGCTTTTTCTATTTCTATGATTGCTCTGCGCTTGTCTTCTGCCGCTTGTGCAGATGCCTCTGCTGCTTGTCTCGCTGCCTCTGCTCTTTCCTTTGCTGCCTCTCTTGCTGCCTGTGCTTGCTCAGCATCAAACACTTTTAGGTCCTGAGTATTCTTATACAGCGCATGATTGTTCTCCTTGGCTTGCTTACGGAAGTTCTGCATTTCCTTCTGTAGCTTTTTATACCTGTCGCTGTCCTGATCACCCAACTTTTTCAACATCTGCATCTCCTGCCAGTAGTTATTCATTCGCTGCTGGATGTTGGTTTTCAATTGTTTTGTGGTGTTGATCATTGCCACAATTTTCTTGCGCTCTAATTCCACCGTACTTTTACCGGATGCCTGAGCCATGCGAATCTCAAAGTCATATCCTGCCTGAATCTTTGCACCTCTTGCCTTAATGTTGCTTGCCTCCTTTTTCAATTCCTTATCACGTTCCTTAGTACGTTTCTCGGCATTGGCTTTCATTTTCCTGGTCTGCTCCTCATCAATAATACCGAAATACTCCAATGCTTTAATGGCCCCATAGATCACACCAATGAATGGAAATATAATGGAGATTACAATCTTGACAGCTGGTCCTAATTTATTAAACCAATCGTATGCTCTCACCAATGCATCACTGATCTGCCTCCAATATGTAACTAATAATGCTACAGCCACAATGATGGCACCTATTCCTGTGGCAATCATAGCTACCCTCAATGCCTTGGTTGCCAACGTTGCTGTGGTAGTGGCTGCTGCGTTTGCACTATTGGCTGCTGCCAATCCTGTAGTGGCAACTGTTTGCGCTCCCTTCGTTGTGGTCTCACTCACACCAGCTGCAATCTGTTCACCTGTTGCCAATACCTCACCCTCCTTGGCTACGGTCAACGCTCCTGTTGCTCCTGTCGCTGCAACATCGGCAGCTGTTGATGCACCTGTGGCAACTGTCTCAGCACTCTCTGCTGCTATCAATTCACCCTCAGCTGCAACCAATGCCTCCGTTGCTGTGAATTGTCCTGTCAATACAAAATTACGTACACTATCCGCTGCGTTACGCAACGTTGTCATAATCAACCCTTGTCGTTGTAGTGCAATGCTCACCTGCTGAATGGAAGTCAACACCGTTACAGCCAACTGCATCTTTTGCATTGCCTTGGTCATTGTTTCAGATTCAATGCCTGCCAACTTCATTGAGGCCTCAAATCCTTGCATCCCTGCCATTGCTGTGTTACCAACTGACAGCGCAGTATTCAACCGCATACCTCCCTGCATCATGGCATCAATCTGCATATCAACACCCTGCAATTGCTTCTTATATTCAACCAACTGCTGTGCGCTCTGCCTGAATTCCTTAGTGTTCTGCTTGCCTTGCGCTTGCAATGCATACATCCTATCCTCTAGCTTACCAATTGACCCACTTAAATCGTTGGTACTGATCATTTGTGTCTCCACGGCCATATCAGCATCAAGCAATGTAGTCTTGTACTTGGCTATCTGTGTAGTGAGATCACGGTATTCCTTGGTGTTCTGCTTACCCTGTACGGCTAAGCGGTACATTCTATCCTCCAATAGACCAACAGCTGCTGATGTGTCATCCATAGAGATGGAGGATTGATCCACAATGGCATCAACTTCACGTTGTACTGTCTTTAGCCTGGTCAATTCAGCAAACAAATCCTTAAATTCCTGCGTATTCTTGCCGGAAGTTGCGGCCAATGTATAGAGCCTGTCCTCCATTGCGGATATAGACCCACTCACATCGTTCATGTTTACACCCAAAACCTTGATATCAGACTCTACGCCACTGAATACCGTTTGCAACCTACCTAATTCCTTGCCTAGTGCTTTGTATTCTGTGGTGTTTCGCTTACCAGCCATAGCAAGTTTTTCCATCTGAGCCTCCAATTCCTTGATGGCCGTGCCCAAATCCTGCTCTGCTGTTTGACTCAATGAATTCAAATCCTTGTTCAAAGTCTGTGTTGACTTGTCAAGTTTTTGTACTTGGCTCACAGCATTACCTGTGTCCAATTTGAGCCTGAATATCGCCTCCTTGTTTGCCATGCTATAGGATTACTTCAACCGCTCCTGTGCTGATTTGTATGTTGGTAAAAAATGCCCCAGCACGTGCAGCAATGATAGTACCGGCTGGTATTTCTACTCCTGTATCGGCAATATAAAATCCAGCCCTCTGACCCTTGGAATCCTCTAGGTTGCTAAACAATGCAGCCTGTACCACATGCACAGCTTGCGCCCTGCCTATATATTGTGCGCTGTCGTAATTCAAGATGTATGTACCCTTTTTCCTTTCCATCATTTTTGATATAAGTTATTAACAAATTCGTCTATGTTGACATATGCCAAACCATTAATTGTCTGACTCAAATCCAACAGCAACACCCCATTATCGGTACCAACTAACACCTGTGTGTCGCTCATTATTTTCTCATCAATCAATATGCCGTTGTCATCCCATGGCTGGAATAGATACGTTGCATCATGCAGCATAAATCCTCTATCTATTGTCGTGATGTTATTCATACAATGTAGCTTTACCAAATTGAATCAATCCTGTGTCACCTGAATTGGATAGCTGAATTACAAACAAGATGTAATATGCCTGTGTCTCATCGTAGGTAATCACGGTATTTGTACCTGTGTTTACATAGTCATCCGCAACCGTAGCACCGCTGTTGATCACTGTCAATTGATTGGTGGATGGATTAATGAACAATGACCTTAATCCAGCAGTATAGTATTGCGATACAGTCATTGATAAAAAGCTACCCAACAATGTGGCACCGGTCAGGTTATTAGCTGTGTTGATGTAGATGCTGAACGCTATTGTTGACGCTGTTCCACTCACACGAATTGCCCTGCCTTGTATCTCCAATACAGATGCCACGCTTATGGTATTGGCTGGAATCAATATGGATGCGCTGCTAGTTAATGCTGTGGTGCCTGTGACATTGGTACCTGTCACTAGGTCAATGGTTCTAGGGTTGCTGACAATAGCACTCTTCAGCTGTGCAACTGTCATCTTGCGGCTGTCGTAGTTACCACCTCCTGCGTCCTCAGCTAATTCCAATAGATCAGTATCTGCGACTGCTCCGGCTAAGGCTGTTAATTGGCTTATCTTTTTTGGCATGTTAGTCTATTCTTCTATATTCACCATCTTGTGTCTGACGCAGTATTCCATCCTCCGTCTGCCTCCAATTGAATGTACCAATCGCATCGTAAATTACTTCAATCACTCTGCCACTGATACCCTCTCCCTCAATTATGCGAATCAGTTCCACTTTTGTACTCTCATCCTTACCGCTATCATAATCCTTAATGGCCTGCAATCGGAACACAACCCCATCAATCATGATCAAGTTACGGAAATCTAAGGTATTGATGTCATTGCTGTCCAGCATTACTGACAATTGCACCTCCTTGCCGTACCTAGATAGCAGCTCCTTGATAAATTTCTCATGATAAAAGTACAGATTGTCTGTAGGATATTGACCTGTAATCCAATAAACATAGTCAGGCACACCCCAATTCAAATCAAACGTGGGTGTATCCAAGCTGTCTAGATGACCAACATAGGGATAATCTGTCTCGTTGTAGCTTACACCATTCTCATCAACATGTATCCAGGCACCGGTGCGCAATCCACCAAGCTGAACAATGAATGGCTTGCCCTTGATTTGTTGCATTGTACTGCTGCCATCCTCATTCTGCTGTATCTGAAATGAACGTGGTACAATCAAATCTGTGAATGAGATGTCATCATATGGAATCTGTGCCAACAGCTTTTGGCTGAATGGTACCGTATACTCAGTATCTCCCTGGGCAAATTGGTTGGTGCTGCTTATGGTAAAGTTACCATACTCCTTCCCTAAATCCGTTCTGTACTTGGTGTTGAAGTAGTCCTCATCCATCTGCCAGCTAAAAATATAGTTCTTAGATGCATAGTTGATTGTAGGAATTACACTCATATCTTTACTCCAATCCACCTTGGTAGTCCAATTTACTGCATCCGCTGAGCTGTTGTAGAAATCATTTAATGGCTCAATCTCCATGATTGTCGGATCGTCCACATTGGGTTTCACATACAGATTGAACATGGTCACCAATCCCTTAAAGAAAGCCCCAGCATCCATCTGTGGAAGGAATGTGCTAATGTTAACCTGTGAGCCAGCTGTTAAATTCTGTATTTTTTTGATCACATCAATGTTACTGCCAGCAGATGCTAACTCATATTCTATGGCATCCAATGCGCTTGGTGTTGTACTATTGGTGTTAAATCTAGCCTTAATCTCACAACGCAATTCTTGATTGATCAGCATGTAAAAATCTCGGCTGTATGTGAAATTGATGTTTAAACTCTGAGGTGTAGAATACCCAACTATGGTACCTTGGTACACCACATCATTACTCACCAGGCTATTGTCAACAAACACATGCAACTCTAGAATGTACTCTGTGTTGAATGTATTGGCTGATGGTGTAATATCCAGCGTATGGTCACCATAATAATCAACCGTGAATGTACCCTCACTTGACGCCACAAACTGCATGGCATTGGTCTGTTGTACTTGATTGGATGGATCAGTCACAATAGTGACATCTACAGGATCGTATTGGTATGCTTCAGTCCATTGCTGTGCTACCGCATATTGATAATAATAAATCAAGTACCCACTTGCATCGTTCAGTTCTGTCATGGTTGCACTCTGCGCAGCTGATGCTGTGCTATCCACTTGTGGCAGGACTCCACCCTCAAATGCCAACAGCAATCTTTTGAATCGCTGTGATTCCAAAAATGTACTGCTCCATGTCAAACCACAATAGTCAAACGCATGCTTTAGGATGTCGTACACAAATATCTGTGGTGGTATTTGATCCACTTCAAATGTATCTCCGGTCACTCGCTGGTATCCGTAATCAATCAAACCGTAATAATACCCCAACCCTGTATAATTACCTGCCACCACGTTCGGTGTTGTTACTCCATTCAATTCAATGTTGCCTGCCCAATTGCTCACTTGATTGGCACGTGTGTACAGATGGTTGTATTCTGACATGTCCAACTCGGACAACTTGACCTTAGCCAATCTACCAATGTAGTCAATTGTCTCAGATATCAACAGGATGTCAAACTCCCATGTACCTTGGCTGTATCTGCACTCGCTAAGCTGTGCCACACCTTGGAATTCTAGCAGGCTGTTGTGGTAATATCGTGCAGGTATCCGGACAGCAGGATCAAAGTTTAAAAACGTACTACTGATACCGCTATCTGTTTCCGATGCACTCCAGCTGTACACCTGTGCCATCAATGCACAATTGACCTGTGTGCCTGGTAGCTTGATGGTCTTGGAATTGTTTCCCTTCCGTGCAGTTAGGTCCTTAATGTCCGATATGTTGAATGTCAGAGGAAAAGGTATCTGATCATTCAAATCAACCTTAATATTGTTTAGGTACAATTCCATCAGTTCAGCTGGCTTATGTATTCGTATGTCTTGTCAATCTGTACCAACTCCTGTATCAATCCATCCTTGCGTCGCAGCTTCTTGACATAGTTCGGATTGGTAACCATCACAGGTACAAATTGTGAACCTTGCTCAATGTACACTCTTGGACTCTCATATAGCTCCTCCACTAGCCAATGCTGTACAGCCTCCTTAATCCAATCGCTGTTGATTATCATTTGCTCTACAGCTCGCTTAGAATAGTGCTGCATCTGTGGTGAATTGTTTAAAAATGAATATGCTCCACTATCACCCCATTGCCCCAATTGACGCTGATAATTGTTTGCAGTTACCGATCCACTATCTTGGCTTACCAAATCAAAACTAAATGAATCATATACCCCAAACTTGTTCAGCCAATGTAACCTTACCGGATTGTACCTGGTGCAGTCTTGATCATACCAAATTGTAAACACCTCCGTGTAATTGGTAGTGACTCCATCACTGTATTCAACATAGCATTGGTAATATGCTGCCAAGTCAAATTGATTCTGTGTGATGCTGGTATTTGACACAATCACCTCAGGCCCGACATTCAACTCCCAATACCTTTCATACCCTATGTTGTAGGCATCCGATGTGATGCTGTTGCCATTGGCATCGTACAATTCAATGAACAGCCTCCACACATCACCCATAACAAACCGCTTACCAAACAAGCCAAGGAAGAAATACTCATCGTATCGGCACCATGCTTTTTCTGTTCGTGGAAAATTGGTAGTGAACAATGCCCCATCTACTTCCTTGACATCATAGTTATCACTATTCCAATTGATAAACTGCCTGTATTTGAATGAGCCATTGAATGCCCTTCTCAATGTAGCCTGTGCATTGGCTTGCAATGTCGGAGGTGTTCCATATCTTTCGTACACATCAACCCAACAGGTGAGCATGGCTGTACCAAAGTCCTGCACAAAAGCTGAATCAGCCACAGGTGTTGTGGTTAATGATCTCATTATCTGACTCCCATCAAACTTGCCATAGATGCCTGACTCAGGGAACACCGTGTGTGCGCTGTGCAGATTACCCTGTACATAAAACTCCACGTAAAAGCTAAAATTAGGCTGCGCTGTTTGGTTGCTGCTAAATGTCCATATGATTGGATTACCTGCTGCGCTATAGGTATCCGGTTGCTGTACTATTGTTACCGCCATGTCTTTGTGTTTTTATCCCATACCACTTCCAAGGTCATGCCCATCAATGTGCTGAGATCGTTACTCATTTTCTTCAATGCATCCTGTGTTACCGTGTCATCAATGATATTACGTGGTTTCAAACCGTACACATTCTTTGTCACATATGCAGATGCATAGGCTCGCTTTGCTGAGTATCCTTTCCATTCTTGCAATGCTTTCACATGACTTTCGGATACATTTTTATATTTGAATTTATGTGGTGAATCGTATCTCTTACCTGTGGTAGGCTCTACACCCTCATCCATGAACTTGAAATAGTAATCAGCTTTGATGCTTACCTTCATTTTGCCTGATGGCAGCGCAGCAATTGAGGAAGCCAATCCTCCTGTATTATCCGCTTTGCTCTCTACAGCATCACGCAAATCTAAAGTCAACTGCTTGGCTAATTCTAGCAGCATAGCCTCATAGGCATTGGCTGGCTTAGCCATATCGCCCTTGCTGATTCCAAGATTGTTTAGGTATTCATACTTATCTGCCATATTTCGCTGCCATCTGTTGCTGGTGTTCCCTATCCCTTATGTATTTCTGTTCATCGGATATCTTTAGGTAGTTCATCCAAAACATGGTTTCTATGTACGGCTGCTCCGTAATTTGGTCAATAGACCGCCCAAGTTCCTTAGCCAACCTAAGGATGACCCCTGTCCATGTGAACCACTCACTGTCTTTTGGACTTCCTTCATCAGCTTGATCCTCTGTGCTTCCATCCTCACTACCTGTAGTGCCAAAATAGCGTTTCTCCTGCTCTCGGATTCGTGCAAAAAAAAACCAAAGAAATTCAGAAATTCATCACCAGGGAACCGCTCCTTGAATAGTGCCTCCCTCTTTTCATTGGGATTCATCACTCTGCCTCTGTCATCCTTTTGGCAGTATTCCATCCCTTCCTCAATGTAGCATATCGCCAATGCCTTGTGAGGCTCCTCAGGTATGCGCTCTATCAACTTCATGTCAATCATTTGCCCTGTTGATATCTTGCTGAAATCCTTCTCATACACATATGCCTGCCCATCAATCACCACTCTGCCGGATGGCTCCTCCATCTGATGGTCACTGATCATATTCAACAAGCGGTAGCTCAGCCTCACCACATCGTCAACGGCTGCCCTCTTGATCTCATTGACCTTCAATCCTGTGAACACACTTACCACCTGCACATGGAAGTCCAGCATACCGCTCAGGTTACTCTGTGCCTCCTTCCATAGCGGTGCCATATGCAGCCACTTGGTGACCATAATTGGACTGCACTCCCTTATGTGCCTTGGATATTTTACCTCAATTGTTGTACTCATACTCTCATCACTTTATATTGTCCTCGTTTGCTGTATGCCTTTCTACAATGCCATGCCAATGCTAAGGATATCACCCCATCGTCATGCAAGCCATCCGGTGCTGCATACTTTACCGATCTTGTTGTCGGATTGTAAATGTACGTAAATGCCTCCAATTCATCAAGCAGCCACCGCTCATTGTGTACCTTAATGGCTGCCTGCTCAAATGCCACAGCTAGATCCTCAATCAATATGGGTTTGGACTTGGATGAGGTGATCCATGGCTCCACGTTGTTCCGGCACCTCTTGGCTAACATCTCATAGAACACATCACCCTGATTGTTGACCTCCACCAATGTTAGGGCATTGTGCTGTTTAATCCGTGCCTCCACCTGATCAATGATGTTTGACCATTCCATATGCCTCCACCTGTACACAGCCAGCATGTGCCCATTACTGTTGATCACGGATAGTACAGTGTAGTCATCAGCCCTACCAATGTCCAGACCGGCATATGCCTTGCCTGTTGGTTGCCCTGTACCTATGCATGCCTGCACGTTGCGGAACAGCCCGGATGCATTGTCCACAAACTCAGCAAGGTATTCCTGTCGGAAGATATGGTCAGGTAGTGACCTCTTCCTCTCGTCCAAATCCTGTGCATCAATCAGCGGATTGTCGTAGCTGGTGAACTGAAAGTATTTGTACCTCTCATCATAGTTATGCTGTAGTGCCAACCTATGGAAGTGATTCCTTCCCTTCGGTGTTGATATAAACAGAACCTTCTTGCCCTTGACCAACACCGTGGCAGATAGTACCTCATCCCACAGCTCAGCCCTGGTGAATGCCATCTCATCAATGATCAGGTAGTCAAACGTGTTACCTCGGATGTTGTCGGGCTTCTCACCGGAATAAAATGTAATGGTGCTGCCAAATCCCTTGATCCATAAATCTGATCTGTGGAATTCAAAAAGGCCCGATGCCCTTGTCACTCGCTCCATCTCATCAAAGACCTTCTTGCTCTGCTTGTATACCGGTGTGACCCATGCAATGTTACAGCCCTTGTCATTGATTGCCCACCATAGCATCTGATTGATCCCTAGCAATGTCTTGCCAAACTGCCTGCCGATGTTCAGTACATAGTATTTGTATTCACCTAGATTGATTGAATCATGGATCAACCTTTGATTGGCATGGGGCTTATATCCTTTGACTGTGCTCATATCATAACAAAGGGCAGCCTACGCCACCCTTTACCTAACCAAACTAAATCGCTATGTTGTGTCAATCGCACAAATATACAAAATTATTCAAAATCAAACCTATCCACGTTTCGGGTTTCAACCTGCTGCCGGTCATGCATGCCCAGCTTGTTCTTGGCATAGAATATACCCTTACCCTCATTGCCCACAATATCACGTGCCAGGCTGTCAAATTCGTCTGATATATTTTTAATAGTGTGCGATTTGGGGCCATCTGTCCTCAGCCAATCGTACCATGTCCTCCTTGCAATCAGCTCCATTCCTTCCTGCATTGGTATCCATATCCTCAGAAAGTAATCAATGGTAGGTATATGCCTATCCGGTACCTGTACCACCTTGCCATTACCTGATACGTGAGGTCTTGTATGGTTGATGCACTCCTGAATGTACTGCCAAGCATACGCCTCCAATTTGTCAATTGTGTCTTGTCCTTTCGCCATGCCAAACCTAATTATGTATTTCTGTTCTATTTAACATAATATATCTATATATATATATTATTATTATTATTATTTCTTCTTCTTTTTGTATTGTGTATACTGTGCTGAGCATACAGCCACCCTCTGATTGGCAGGATATTCCTCATTCATCTTAGGATCACTTAGGCATCGTTTCATGTAGTCAGCCTCTTTCTCGTTTGGTTTCGGTTTAGGTATTGGCATATCTGTTAATTTACTCGTTCATAGTTTAGCAACCACACCTTAGGACTTAGCTCCTCCTCAATTGAGCAATGCCAATCATGAAATCCTAATTTAAAGTGTTCACGCTGTAGGTTAAATGTATGGAATTCATCCACCTCAATATCCATACCGGTCAGAATTATGATGTTCTGCCGGGCAGCATCCTTCATCCGGTCACATGCTTGGAAGAAATCACGGCAATTGTCCAGGACAGCAAACGCCACCACCGTATCAACCTGAATACCTTCCAAGTCCTCCACGGCCATCTTGATGGTATCGGTACCATCTATAGGGAATGCATCTATGCCAATGTATTCCACATCAGTAGGTAGGCATGTCCTTAGGTGCTGTCCTCCACATCCCACATCAAGGATGCTATTGCCTACGCCACACTTAATTAGATGGCTGGCATAATCTGCCACAGGCTTGGTGCAGTGAATGTTGTCATAGTTATGGCCGTTTGCCATACGCCTGGCAATTAGGTTAATGGTTGCCAGCTCCCACCTTGCTCTTGATACCTTCATGGTGTTTTAACATATTAATTTTATCTTGATTATTTTTTGCAATCTGTTCCGGGCTTTTCTTCCGTACCTTGCTCATATCTGTATCTCTGTGTACATATGTCCATGTAGGTATGGGATTATATGCAAATACATTTCCCTCACCTTCATATACCCTCAGCCATAAATCCCAATAGGCCATGTTGTTCCATTGCTGATGGAATGGCAGGTATTTGTCAAGGATGTACCTGGTGATCATTGAGCAGTCAGATACAAAGTTGTTCTGTAGGTGCCTTTGGTAGTCATAGTCATGGAATGGCTGTAATTTTCTGCCGTTCATTTTGTGTACATAGAACGATGAGTAACACACATGTGCCTTGGTGCGTATCAATGTATCAATCTCCATCAGTATCTTGTGAGGCTGTGCATAGTCATTGCCGGATGCCCAACAGAAATACTCACCTTTGACCATTGGCAGCGCATTGTTAATCTGTTGGAATGAGCCAAATGGACTCTTACCTACATGCTTGGCCTTTGGCAGTATTGCCCAATCAACCCCTTTAATGTACTTCAATGACTTGTCACCTTCCACTGTGCTAATGATTAGCTGATCACATTGGTCAATATATGAGTCCACTGCTCTCCTTAGGATATTAGGATCCTCATTGTAGGTATTAATTATTACGCTGGATTTCATCAATTATCTGTTTAATGCGTTTGCCTGTTGCCTCTATGCTGTGTTTACCTCTGAATCCGAAATGTAATCTGTTGCGCATCTCCTTGAATTCATCACGTGGCATATCAAGTGACTCAATCGTTTGGATGAATGACATCTCATCATTGGGTGTAAGAAATGGATGCTCACCGTATACATCCTCGTATGCCTTCCTGTTCAGGTTGTTTGTTACCACCACGGCTCCCAACGCTGTGGCTTCAAAAGCTGTAACACCAAAACAACCATAAGGCTGCCCATTCTGTGTGGGATTAAATAACTCAATATATATATCAGCCAATCCAATGCGGTATAGATTCTTTTCATGTGGCTCTCTGTTTGTGTTAATGTCAATCTCAAACCTATCTTTAAACGGCTCCAATAGTCTTTGGATGGTCTTGGTACCCTTCACCTGGTGATTGGATGGATAATGTGCTATGCGCAACTTGGTCCTGTATGGCCTTTGGGCAGGTTGCAATGTGGTATGCGGTGCCACATATCTCATTGTAGGGTCATGCAGCAGGAATTCACACTGATCTGTGGCAATGATTCTGCCCTGGTACAGGTCATCATAATATCGTTTGTTCATCCGGTACCTTGTGCCTGTATGGTACACCACTATGTTGGAATGTGCCATAATCAGCATGTAGGTTTTTTCACAGGAATGGAATAGCTGAATGACATCATAGTCCATATACCGATCCATGATGTGCTTGGCTGTCACTAATTCAGATTGGCTGGTGTACTGAAATGCATGTACTGACATAGTCCAATCGTCACATTGTATACCAATAGACCTCAATGCCTCAGCATTGTTGTGGCTCATATTGGCATAATCCACGGATGAAACATTCAGCACTCTCATATCTCTTCAGTCAATTCACGCACTTCAATGAACGATTGGCAATAGGCATTGTCAACCAGGCACACATACTCATCGTTGTGGTCATCAAAGAATAGGTATTTTACCACATGCCAATGCTTGCCGTCCTCTGTTGCCTCGCACATATCACCCATATCAATGTGTTTATGCATTGCTTAGTAACTCAATCAGTTCTGCTTTCTTGTAATTACCTTTGAATCCCTTGCTGCTTGCCAATGCCTTCAACTCCTTGAATGACATCTCATCCAATGGTGCCTGTGTAATTCCTTTAAACGGTATTTTTTTGATAGCTGGTTGCTTTGGCTTGGCATCCATTGCAGCCACAAGGTCACGCATAGCATTACGTATGCATGTGCCACAGCTTATGTTTAATACCTTGTTCTGTGTATCCTTGTACCATATAGCCAATTCTGACTTGGTGACGTTATTCAGGTTGAATGACCTTGTCCGGTTGTATCTCTCAGCCTGTTGCTGTAGGTCGTTACTTATTTTCATATATCAAAATTAAATCACTTATCAAATACGCTATAAAACTTATGCCCATCAGTTCCCATTCTGTGATGGCACACACTATCATGCATGACCAAAAAGCCAAACAGGATTGGCAATTGAATGGTTTAATGTCAGGCAGTCTCAATGTCTGCAATGCACGGGCTATCCCTATGCTCATAAGAATGATGTATATCATGTTTAACTTGTTTAATTGCTTTGTGAATAATGTTCAGAGATATGCCTGTCTCGGCTTGTATCTCCCTGTATGTCATGCCATAAAGGTACATCTTTGTAATCTCTTTACAAAATACGTCACTTTCATCTGATGGTGATTGATCCATGTACTGATCAAGGAACATCCTTAATGCTGATGGCTCTAGGTCATCCATATCTGATGGCAATAAATCAGAAAGCTCCACCGTATTGGCAGAGCCTCTGAACATCTTATTGAAATCTGATTGATACCAATTCCATTGGTTGTGTGCGAACCTTACAAAGGTACGTGGTAGGTCTTCCTCCTGTACATCATACTTGTCCATGAGTATATACACATGACTGACCAAGTCCTCATACAAAGGATTTCCCCTGGTGATGGACTTAGCCAGCCTGTATGCGTCAACCTTCCAAAACTTCACCCTGTGAATTTAATAAAAAACGAAACGCCTTATTGATAAATGCCTCATTCATTTGCTCTCCTCGCATAAATCTCCATAGTGAATGGTAAGTCACATCCATATCAAGAGCCATGAATCCAATCTTATACCTTGGTGTGATCATTTGAATAAGCTGATCACGTATCCATTCGGTCAATTGGTAGTCCTTAGAAAGGGAGATCGTCATCTTCCTGGGCTTGCTTAGGTGCTGCTTGATTACCTTGCTCATTGTTGTATTCACTTAGTTGAATACTCATAAACTTGTTTCCTGCCTTGGACTCCTTTATCCATGCTGCCAATCGTTTGCGCTCACCATTGATGGTGATGTTCCCGGTGTAGTCAGGTTGATTGCTACCCTGTACCTTCTTGTCGTTGCGGAACAATGCCCCGCTGTTGTCTTGGTTTTCCATGTTTGTTTTGTATTAATTAATTTACTCGCTCAGGGAAATATACCGGCTCATCAAAATCAATGAGATTGTTAAAGGTTTTTTCCGTTAATGCCTCAGCATATTTGAATGCCATCTCTGCAGCACTCATGTAAGGTTGTGGGCTATCAATTTCATACCCATTACCATTTGCAGATAACAAGCCATTCATGGCTGCAATCATTGCCTGTTGAAAGAATTCTTTTCTATTCATGTTATTTGTTTTTATGTTTATATATTTTACCCTTACCCACCTCTGTGATGGTCACCTGTAGCACTCCCTTGCGTATCATGTTCATCTGCTTGGCTGCTCCATATGTCAAGTCAATCAATACACCGCTTGACTTAGGCAACCGATCATTTACCTTCACCACAATCTCATTATCTGACTTTGTATCCTGGACACATAGCAATGTGCCGAACGGAAGAGTCTTGTGTGCGCATGTCAGACTATCTGCATGAAATCTCTCACCGCTTGCAGTAAGCCTCCCTGTCCAATGTTCTCCGTAATAGGTAGCCTTACCCTTGGATGAATATAGAAATGCGCTCAGAATGGCTAAAAATAGCATCTTTATCATTAGTCCAATTGTTTAGGTGAATCAATACTCTTGAATAGTTCAGTCTTTGAGTCCAATCTTCCGGTGACTTTGATGAAATCAACCTCAATTTTTGCTGATTGGATGATCATGCTGGATAGATTGGCCACTGCATTGGCTTTCTTTATCTCATTTTCCAATTGTTCAGGTGTTAGTTGATCGTCATCAATGCGCTCCAATGCGCTGAAAATGTGGTCACGTAGATCACTTAGCTTGTTTTTTGCCATGTTCTTGTATTTTTTTGGTTAACTTATTCTTTAATTTTACTATCTCTCTGAGGTCTTCAGGTATTGTTGCATAGGAATTCCTCAGCATATTATCCTTCATTGTAATCATTTCAAGATTAGACAGCTCACAATTCATGCTATTGCCATCCTTAAATATGATTACCATGCCTCTTGGAATAGGTCCATGTTCCTGCATCCATATGTACCGATGGTACAACTCCCACTTATCCGCACTTATTTTGATGTATTTGTAGGCAATGCCAATCTTATCCCTGCGTATGGTAATTGTATTGATTGGTTTATGATTGGCAGGTACGTGTCCAGGTGGAAAAAATGTTCGGGCCATCTGCTGATATACTTCAGGGCTTACCTTCTTGCCTTTGTTATGTGCAGGCTGTCCCTTCTTAAATTCTGTAGCTGGATTATATCGCACTCCCTTTTGGAATACCCCGGAATTTGGATCCTTATGCCATCCCTCAGGCTTTCTGAATCCATGTCTCATTGCAACTCTATACACCACAGCCTTAGGTATGCCCAACTTGTGAGCAATAACCTTGGCTATGTTGGTTGAATACATGGACTTGATAGCCTCCACTAATTCAGGTGTGTATTTCATTGATCAAGTTTTGATTGTAATATCTCAGCCATGTACTCATTGTAGAAATTCCATGCTGCCTCCAGCTTGTGAATCATTTGCTCCTGTAGATCAAAGTCACGTTCGTACTTTAGCACAGTGATGCGTCTGAATGGCTCCACATGATCAGCTTGATGCAAATCAGCGTATTCATACTTACAGAGATCCGGATCCGTTGTTACCATGCAGTACACTAGTTCAGCCTTTGGTCTATCGTATAGAAACATATAGGCTCTAAGCTGCCATTCATACGCCTTGTTGATTCCTTCGCTTGGTGTAGCTGGCCATGTGGCCCATGACCATGATGTCTTGATATCAATCACCGTGTCCTCAGTTAGGATATCACATTCACCGGACATAAACATCCGTGTTTCTCTGCCCTGGTGTTTGGCATAGTTCTCAATCCTGACCTTGTTCAGCAGATCAATGCTGTCCTGTTCATGTGTCACCCCCTTGTCAATGTACTTGGATACAATTTGATTCTTAAATCCAAACACCTCCTGCTTGGCATTCATTCTGATCATTGCCTTGGCTGTCTCAGATAACACCTCTGACTTGTTCCGTGGTGCAGTCATTAAATCACCTATTTGGTGAGCCCTGATAATAGCATTCATACCGCTTCAATTAGTTTTGTTTGCTCCTCAGTTAACTCATATGTGGATGTGAATTTTTCCACGGTCCACTTAGCTGTACCATCTGCCAATGATTGGGCAAATTTCTTGACTAGGTCATCGGTTGCCTTGGGCTTGGATGGTGCTGCCTTGCTTGCACTTACTGCGTCATCGTCATCCGTTGTGGAGATGGACAGCAAGCTGCTCAATGTGTACCTGCGGAAGTAAGATATGGCACTTCCCATCTGCTGTGGATTGTTAATGGCTGGCAGTTCAATGCTTGACTCCACCATATCACCGCTATCAATATCAATCAGCTGTGTGATTACCTTGTTATCACGTATTGGCTGCATGATAATCAAGCCAAAGCTAAACAGAACCGGCTCCACCGTGTCCAGGATAGCATTCAAATCTGCATAACGTGAGTGATGTGATTGGGCATTCTTGTAGACCTTGCCAATCTCCCTCTTTGCATCCCATACCTTCCGGTACAGCGATGCTTGTACTTGTTCTTTTTTCATTCTCTCTCGTTTTAATTTGTACAAATGTAAACTTTTTATTTCACTTCTGCAATGAATTTATCAAACCAATCAATAAATCCATCCACATCCC